TTTTATATCAATAATAATTTTATACTTTTATAACACATGTATATCTTTACAGTTATATTACTTACGTTTATATTGTACTACATCATAGATACTTATATATATGACATTACTATACATCTTCAGAGTAAGCGGACTCATAGTATAGGATACCCAATTACTCAAATACAAGACGATTTTTATGTACCCGAACGTTGTAAAGAGTTGTCAAAATATATATCAAAACATAAGTTCGTTGGTAGATCTACATTAAATGGATTTGGAAAAACAAAGGGATTTGTAGTGACGTTTTCTTCACAACACGAAAAAAAGTTTTTAGACACCTTCAAACCTATACATGAAGTGTTCAAACAAATACAAGAACCTGGTACAAACGCTTATATATTCAATCCCGTGATTATAGAACATTCGTCGAAAGAAACAGAACGATCTATACCTTATCATTACGATATGTCGTTAAGTGATCAGGCCAAGACAGCATTCGGGCGAGATTATCTACCTATATGTGTCACTGTTATCTATATACATTTACCAGAATCGTACAAAGGTGGTAATTTATGTCTCTCTGGATACGGTAGTATAGATGCGCGTGATGTTAAAAAGTATAAACCTAAATTGGGTAGAAAACTCACGTTTCGTGGAGATCTTTTACATCATGTAGAACCTATATATTGTAAAGGTGGTAAAGGTAAACGTATTAGTTTAGTATTCGAGCAATATAGACTACCAGAATCAAAAGTAGCAGGTATCAAATTTGATATTTCTAAAAATGGTACATAAGAATAAGGGTATATACTTGAATATGATTGAATACACCTCCCAAGATGGTACGATAATACGAGTTGGTCAAAATGCTAAAGAAAATGACCACCTTACTATGATGAGTAGTCCCAGATATTGGTGGATGCATATAGCTGGGTACTCTGGGGCGCATGTAATTGTATGTCATACAGATGAGATTTCACGTGAAACGAAACGGGATGCGATGGTTATCACGGTACATCACAGTAATGCACCGGATACGAAAATGTCATGTATCGATATGGTCAGAGTTGAACAGACGATATGGACGAGGCAAGCTGGACAGGTTAAATTGAAAGGTGAGGTGATTGAATTACATATTTTTATGCGGAAAGAGTGCGAACGTTTAGAAAGGATCTTAAAAACGAAGCGAGTGGTATCTCTATAAACATTTAACATAACTTCATCCGCGCGTTTATTTTGCGAGCATCCTCCCATCTACCAGATTGTTGAATCAACAAGATCGTGTTCGGTTGCATATTTGAAAGTGATTTACCATCTCGTAAATTTTTAAATGCGTTTTCCACAGTCTTATTTGAAATATTTACGCGACGCACTTTGTACCTCCTTGTCTCATCTTCAGCCTCTTTGACACGTTTTTCAGCATTCAGAAGCTTGGTTTCCAAATCAATTATAATCACTTTTTGTCTTCTACTCTTTGGATCATCTGATAATGTGGAAACTTGATTCTCGAGTGCTAAAATAATACATTTCTGTTTCTTGATCTTCTCATCACGCTTTTCGATTTTCTTCTTGACAACCTTGTCTATTTCGGGTCCAAGGTCAACGAAGAACTTGGGTACCTTACGGGGTCGTGAAGAAGATTTAACCATTTTTTATACTTTTTCATAAAATATAGATTGACTTAGTTTCCAAATGCCACACCACCCATACCATTTTTGATACGAAGAATGTTATAGTTGACAGCATATGCCCTTACCATGTTACCGGTACGAGTGGTGGTACCATTGAGAGCCAATTTAGCGTTATCTATACGAGAGAAGTTGAGTGTACCTGTTGGTTGAGATTTGTTCATTGTTATACAGAAAGGCCACGTGAACGTAGAGATGGTACTTAAGGCATCCTGTGGAAGGATGGAGCAGTGCATCTCGGGTACAACGTTATGGTGGTACGTCGCAGACATGTTCTCGAATAGAGGTGTACCATTGATGTACATCGTGGCAGTGTCGAATGTCCAATTTGTTGACCATTTATTGTTATTGGCTTCGGAAGAAACAACATGTACAGCTTTGACGGGGTGGTTAAAGTAGGTGAGATCAACTTCGGTGTCACTAGCACCCATGAGTTGATGCTGTGTCTGGGTGAACAAAATCTCATGTTCAGATTCAGAAAAGAAATTACGCTCAGCGGTATCGAGGTAGACGTACGTACCGAATACCTTTACGCTATTAGGAGCGAATGTTCCTCCCCGGCATTTCACGCGGATTTCAACATCGTGGTATTGGAGACCGACAAGGGGGAGAGATTTAGTCCAATCATCACTGAAGAAGAATGGGAGAATATAGTGGTTAGCGGCGGTAGACGAACCCAGCGCATTCTGGGGAACTTCGTCCAGGGTCACGGCACACGAAGCCTTAGCTTGAGTGTCCTTATACAAGAGGTTGTGTACACCCTGGATATACAAAGCATCAATTTGGGAAACCTTTTGACCTCCGATCCAAAGTTGGAATTCTGTAGTAGTGGATTCATCCTTATCGAAGAAACCCGTGTTGGTATCACCAACACCACCGATGTTTTCGGCTTCAATCCACACATAACTCAGAAGATCACCCTTGGATTTGATAGGTATGGTCACTTCGTTTCCACTCCCGAAAGTACCGATGTAATCAAGCCTTTCTGGCTTAATCGAGAAGTTAGTGTATCTCTTATAATTTTGACGGAAAAAACTGACTTCAGGCTGACCCGTGATGTATACATCCTGGGCACCAACCGACACGAGGTCAATTAAAGCAGCTGACATTTATTAGTAAATGATATTAAAATTTTAGCTCGATGTATACACAAGGGATATGGGTGTAAAGTTTCAGGCACTCACATGGGAAACAACTGACGCAGACGATGAACATTTAGTGAGTATTTTTGGTAAGACTGAACATGGGAAATCTATATGTGTAACAACTAAATTTACACCCTATTTTTTCATTAAACTCCCTGAGCGGGTTACACAACAAACCGTACAAGAGATTTATAGAGTTCTCGACAAAAAATCACCCGACTGTCTTGTGTCATATTCGATTATGAAATCGAAGGATGTCTGGGGATTTCAAAACAACAAAGAGTTTTCCTATATGAAACTCGATTTCAAAAACTTGAAAAGTAGACGCCGTCTTGACTACATATTGAGAACCGCTATTCAGATGTCTTACGGTATGGAAAAATTCAAAGTATTTGAATCAAATATTGATCCATTACTTCGTTTGATGCATCGAACGGGTATTCAATCGACTGGTTGGCTTGACTCTGGTGACAATTGTGTCCGCACACATTTAGCAAATGTTAGCATCGATTTATTCTGTAACGACTGGAGAACACTTAAACCAGTCGCACGTGATGATATTGCCCCATTTGTTGTTGCATCATTTGATATAGAATGTAATAGTTCGACTGGTAAATTTCCAGATCCCAATGTGAAAGGTGACGCATGTTTTCAAATTGCGATTTCCCTGTGTACATTTGGAAATGACGAACCATATGACAAGACGTGTTTATGTTACAAAAAAACAGATTCTAATCTAGAGGGGTCGAACATCATCAGTTTTGATACGGAGCGAGAATTACTTGAAGCGTTTCAGAAATATATACATGAAAAAGACGTGGATATTATGACTGGATGGAATATCTTCGGGTTCGATCTTAATTATATATACACACGAGCATTCATTGTAGGTTGTGATCCCGAGTTTTTCAAGCTCGGTAAATTGAAAAACCGGGAATGTGAAATTTCCATTAAAAACCTGAGTTCAAGTGCGTTAGGGGATAATGTTCTAAAACTCCTTCCTATGTCTGGACGATTCATATTCGATATGTTTCATGAAGTAAAGAAGGGGTATAAATTAGATTCATACAGCTTGAATAATGTTTCGAAGTTGTATCTAGGTGACCAGAAGATTGATATGTCACCAAGGGAGATGTTCGCGCGATATTTGGAAGGTGATCCGGTAAAACTTCGGGAAGTTGCTGAATATTGTATCAAGGATACTTTACTCCCACATAAACTCATGAAGAAGATGTGTATTCTACTCAACCTGGTTGAGATGGCTAAAGCGACATGGGTACCACTATGTTTCCTCGTTGAACGAGGTCAACAAATCAAGGTTTTTAGTCAATTGACCAAGAAAGCTCGCGAGTTGGGATTTATGGTCCCGACAATTCGCTACGGGCAGCTACCAGAAGAGCACTATGAAGGTGCTACTGTACTTGACGCACAGAAAGGTGCCTATTATACACCTATCACGGCACTCGATTTTGAAGCACTGTATCCATCGATTATGATGGCACATAATTTATGTTATTCTTCATACGTAATGAATGAGAAAGAATATGGAAACATACCTGGTATTGAATATGAAACGTTTACTATTGGTGATCGAACGTATAAATTTGCGCAAGATATCCCAAGCCTTTTACCAGCAATTCTTTTGGAACTCAAACAGTTTCGTAAAAAGGCGAAAAAGGATATGGCAACTGCAACCGGGTATATGAAAGAGGTGTATAATGGTAAACAATTGGCGTACAAAATTTCAATGAACTCTGTGTATGGCTTTAC